ACGTAGGATTACAGCAGGACCAAGTAAGAAGGCTCGAAGAACGATGGTTAGATGGGCACCAGGGATTCTGGCGCGCGTTCAAACCCTTCTTTGTGGGCAGGGAGATTCAAGTCCATGAAGTGAATCAGTCATTGCAAGAGTTACAGTTAGTTGAATTGCGTAAGCATGAACGCGATACGATTGTGCAAGTGTTCGGCATCCCTCCTGAACTCTTAGGCATTCTCAATAATAGCAATAGGGCAACAATAGAATCGGCTGATTACTTGTTTAGTCGGTGGGTTATTACGCCGCGTCTGGAGTTCTTACGCGCGCAATTACAAGAACGTTTGATCCCTGAGTATGATGATCGCCTAGTGTTGGATTTTGTCTCGCCTGTGGAAGAAGACAGGGCGCATATGTTAGAAGCGGCAAAGGCTGCGCCGTGGGCGATGAAAGTCGACGAATGGAGAACCTTACAAGGGCAAGAAACATTAGACGATGAAGCAGGACAGGTTCATATGATGCCTATGAACTTAATCCCTGTAAGAACGCCGAGCGTGCCTCCTGCGCCTATACCTGCAACCGTCGCAGGCGAGACACCACCTGAGGGCGACGTTATTACTAATACATGGGATCGAACGATAGCAGTTCTTAAGAGGGCAGGCGATAAGACAGGGCTAGCACAAGCCGAGAAGGAATCCGCATTAGATAGATCGCGATTGCCTGAGATCTGGCAAGAACTCGCAGAGCAGGAGCCTTCTGTTGAACGCATGGTGCGTTTGCATATTCAAAAGATTAGCAAGGGATTGGATAATGACCAATTAGCAAAGCTGAAAACCTTTAGTGAGTTAGAACGGTTGATTGATTTCGAGGGTTGGATTAGAGACTTAGATGACGCGATGCGCCCGCGATGGAAGCGTGCCTATTGGACAGGGTTAGAATTCGCCGCACGTAAGTTAAACATTACGATAGAACGCGGACAGAGGAAGCAGAAACAAGAGCCCGCGATTGTTCCTATCGAGCCGACGTTTGATTTCAATACGGCGAATGCGGCAGCGGTGAACTGGGCAGAAACACGCGGCGGGCAGTTTGTCTATGAGATCAGCGAGTCGACAAAGAAAGCTTTGCGCGTGTCATTATCAAATGCGCTCAAGAACGGTCTGGCTTCTGAGAAGCTAGCCCAGGACATCTTACGTCTAGAGATTGGATTAACAGAACAACAACAAGAAGCCGTAGCACACTACGGCGAGAAATTGAAAGAGTTAGATCCTGAGATTTCCGATGCGAATCTCGTGGGTGCCGTAGATGACTTCAGACAGGCCAAGATTCAATTACGTGCCAATACGATAGCACGGACTGAGTTGGCTATAGCGACGGCGAATGGTAGAGAAGAATTGTGGCGAGAGGCTATCAAACAAGAGGTATTAGATGTCACAGAGTTACGCAAATCTTGGTTAGCGGCAAGCTATGATGTATGCCCTATCTGTACAGGGCTTGCAAACCAAGAGTCTATTCCATTCGATTCATACTGGACTGAAGGGTTTCGTTCTTATCAACGGGAACCCGCGCATCCGAATTGTCGGTGTACTGTAGTGCTTGATGTAGTGGAGGGATAAGAACGATGGGATGGTTAGGTATCGGCGCGAAGCTTTTACCGTATATTGTTGAGGCTGTGGTTTGGGTAGAAAAGTTTATCAAGGCGAAAGGGCAACCGAAGCAGGATGCGGCTGTTCATATGGTGCAATCTATCTTAGGACTAGCGGAACAAGGCGCAGATAAGAACCTGCTTTCTAACCGCGCCGTAGAAGAGGCGACGCGATCTGTCATTGATGCCGTTGTGAAATTAAACAACGTTATTGCATCGAAGGGCGGGAATGAGTAGACCGATAGCACCATATGAACTCAGTCCATCAAATGCTGAGACGGTCATACGAGACGGCAAGGTTATCTTATCCACGCCGAGGAAGAAAGTTGCGATCACAGGCGCAGGGAAATCATTACGCCGTTTACCGTGGTTAGATAGGGACTATGAAATCTGGGGCTTAAACAATTTTTGGAATGCTATGCGAGATCCGCAGGGTCGCTTACGCGCGGATCGATGGTTTGAATTGCACCCGCCTACAGAGGATATACAGGATGAATTCGATATGCAGTGGTTGCGCGAATGTCCTGTGCCTATCTATACGACAGAACCCTTTGATAAGAACCCAAACGCGGTAGTCTTTCCTTTGCAGGAATTATCTATTAAGTATCGCGATTACTTCTCGTGTACGTTTGCCTATCAAATAGCCCTGGCCATAGACGAAGGGTTTGAAGAAATAGCGGTGCATGGATTAGAGCTTGTCCACGGGACACAACGAGAAGCGACGGTAGAACGTGCTTGTGTGGATTGGTGGCTCGGGTATGCCGAAGGTCTCGGAATTACGATAGACATTCCTACGGGCGATCACGTGCTGAAACACTGGGCGCGCTATGGGTTTGATTATTGGCAAGAGGCTAACATTGTTCGGCAATATGTTGGTTCCTTCGTGGATAGGAAGGTTGCGGAATAAAGATAGACAAGGTGAATGATTGCGTGTCATGGTAGCCACTGGGTTGGTGCTAGTGGCCGGGGCATTGGTTCACTTCCTCCGGGCTGATGTCCCGGTCTACTACGCGGGAGATTGAAGTATGAAAAGACCCGAGCAAGAGATTAGTAATCTTACGGAATGGCGCAAGGATGCCGAGGCGGGTACGGCGTCAGATCAAACAATCCTACGTAAGCAATTCTTAGGCGAGGTTGAAATAGCAGAGGGACGACTTGTTAAGTTTGTTATTACGACAGGAGACGCAGATAGGGAGAACGACGTTATTAGCTCACAAGGGTGGGACGTTTCTAACTATCTTAAGAACCCTGTAGTTCTCTTCGCCCATGATTATGATTCGCTTCCCGTGGCACGCGCGATTAGTCTTGAACAAGAAGGCGATACGTTGATCGCTGTTGCGGAATTCGCAAGTGCCGAATTGAATCCTATGGCAGAGCGTGTCTATCAAATGCTCAAACAGGGGTTCTTACGCGGGGCGTCTGTAGGATTTCGCCCTGTAACGTTTGCATACAACGAAGGGCGTGGAGGCGTCGATTTCGCGAAGCAGGAACTCTTGGAATTTTCTATTGTCCCGATTCCCGCGAATGCGTCGGCGTTGATGGCGGCAGGCTTAAAGGAACATGATGCGTCCATCTTAGTTACATGGGCGAAGGATTTACTAAGAGCCTATGACCCGGAAGCCTTAGAAACAAAGGCACCGATTAGTGATCAGTTAGATGATTTCCTAGATGTTATCCGTAAGATGATGAATGACATCAAGGTCTCGGTAAGAGAGACGATTAGAAACGTTGACGAATTTCAAAACACGTTCCAATATACTACGCCGCGTAGCATTGGCGATGATGAACGTATTGCGAAAAAGGATAAGGGTATTGCACCTAAGAACGTCTCAGAAGAAACTGCGCCGATGGATGCGCCGTGGAGAAAGCCATCGCTCGGTGACTATGTGGACCAACCGTGGGATGACTTAGATAGTGGAGAACGGAAACGAATAGCGGGCCACTATGCGTGGGCAACGAGTGCAGAGCCAGAGGCGTTCGGAGAAATGAAACTCCCGCATCATAGGCCAGAGGATGGCTACGTTGTATGGCGTGGCGTTGTGGCAGCGTCGGGGCGATTAGATCAAACTGATTTCCCATCTGCTGACATGGAAGCGGTCAAGAACCATCTAGCAAAGCATTTCCGCGAGTTTGATAGAGAGCCACCGTGGGAACGTGATTCGGCTTCATGGTCGGCGTTTGTTAAGGCGAGAAAGAGACGCGAACAAAAGTCTAACACGCCGATCAAAGACATAGAGCTTGCGGCTTTGTTGCATGATTATGGATTTGAAGATGAGGCAGTCGGCCTAGTTATGGGAGACGCGACGAGCGATGTGCAATCACATTCGTGGGCTGATGCCTATCAAGCACAAATGCTTAGCGCCTTACAACGTATTGAGGGACGTTTGAAAGAAACAAGTGTGCAGGCTTTACAGGAGGTGCAACCAAGAACCGAGGGATTAGATAAAACGGAGTTAGACGCGCATGATTTCGTATTAGAACTCGATGATCACTCGGATGACTTGGTAGAGATAGACTCTGCGGATCTGGTGGGGGCGATGCGTTCCGCATTGCGCGATTCTGTAGGCACCGTCGTGGGGGCGGAAATGAAATCCGCTATCAATGCCCTACGCGGACGACTCGATTGATAGTGGGAGAATGATAATGAGCAGAGGTATGACGAAGGATGAACTCGCAGATTTCGTTAAGAACGTATCATTGCCGTTGATCAAAGATCAGCTTGGCAGCGATCTATCTAACATCGTGAGAGAAAACGTTGAGAAGATGGCAGCGGATCAAAGTGGTCCGTGGGCGTCGAAGTGGGCGCATCGTCTATCTAATGATAAGCCTGTAACTGAACGTCCCAAGGGCGAAGCCTTTGGACGTGTTGTCCGCGCGATGGCAGCGGCGAAAATGAATAAGCTTGGCGGTGAGGGCACCGTTGAGATTCTTAGAGGATGGGGCGACAATGATCTTGCTGACGCGCTATCATCGGCGAGGTCTAAGGCACTGGCAGCAGGTGACGCGACGGCAGGCGGGTTCCTTGTTCCTACGCAGTTTTCTAACGAAGTAATTGAACTGTTGCGGGCGCAGAGCGTAGTAAGAAGGCTCGGCGCGAGAACCGTGCAGATGCCAACGGGGACGTTGAAGTATCCGAAAATTGCCACGGGCGCAAGTGCGGCCTATGTTGGTGAGAACGTGAACATTTCTAAGTCCGAAGAAACTTTCGGGCAGGTAACATTGACCTTTAAGAAGTTGGCAGTTATGACGCCAATTTCTAATGATCTCTTACGTTATAGCTCGCCGTCTGCTGATGCGATGGTCAGAGATGATCTCGTCTCTTCTATGGCAACGAAAGAGGATTCCTCGTTCATTCGCGGTAATGGGACAGACGCCACGCCAAAGGGTCTATTGAATTGGTGCGTAGCTGATCAAAAGATTGCCGCGAATGGCACTGTCAATCTGGCGAATATCACGGATGATCTCGGGCAATTGGTAGTCAAACTCAAAGAGGCGAATATTCCTATGATTTCGCCAGGATGGATTATGGCACCACGGACCGAACAGAAACTTGCCACTATCCAGAATGCGAATGGCGTGTTTGCATTTAGAGACGAAGTTATTCAGGGAACGCTGTGGGGTTGGCCTGTTGGCGTAACGACCAATGTTCCTATCACGCTAGATACTACGGGCGCAGGGAATGATAACGAATCAGAAGTCTACCTCGTAGACTTTGCCCAGGTTCTTATTGGTGAGTCGCAGAACCTATTAGTAGACTCTTCGCAGGAAGCGGCCTATCACGACGGGTCTAATGTGCAGGCGGCTTTCAGCTTGGATCAAACTGTGGTTCGTGCGATTGCTGAGCATGATCTTGGCATGCGGCATGACAAGGCTGTCTCGATTCTTACCGGGGTAACGTGGACACCCTAAGTGAGATAGATAAGGGCTATTACTTTTCTTAGCGAGGTAGGGATATGATTACGAGAGATGTGGCACAGATTCGACCGATTGCCGCTGTTGACGTGGAGACCTATGATGCGTCTTGCGGCAGCAACGATGGAACGACTGGCAATGAAGTAAAGGGGCGTATTATTGATAGGCTCGGACTCGGACGTTCTTATACGTCCGCGTTACTCCATGCTCATGGATGGGGAGACATTGGTACAAGTACGGCAAGCGGCACAAAGTTTATGACCGTCGGCGCGAGGTTGCTACATAGCAGCACGACGTGTTCTGATGACTTTGATGAACTCTCGACAGGCAATAGACCTTCTAACGAAGCGCTATTTCTTACTGGGAATACCACGTCAACGCTTGCCTCGGGTTTCATGGCTACGTCTACGAGTGTAGGAACCTTTGGCGTCTTTACCGCTACGGCCACAGGGTCGGCGGCGGGCGATTCGTTTGGCTTCTACGATCTAACTGGGGCGCAGCGATTCATACAGGCAGCATTGTTATGGAATACGAATGCTTCTAGCTCTGGTGGCAGTGTCCTAGAAGCAGGCGTAGACCTTGGGTTTGGTGCGGTGGATGAAGTGCCACATCAAACGACGAGCACGGCAGCAGTCTATGTGACGACGTGTAATGACGCATAAGCATTGGCATGGCTCTTATAACAGTCGAGGTAATAGGCAAACCGCTTATCTTACAGGGACGTGTTACGTTTCAAGTAGGCGAACGGTTTGGTTTAGACTCACACTGTAAAGAGTTCAAGGATATGATAGAGCGGGGATGGGTTCGTATCTGCCCATCTCCGCCTTCTATAACTGCGCTTACCAACCCAGTAGGCGATAAGCAGATCACAAGAAAGAAAACGCGGAGGAAGGGATTGCATGTCTAGCCATCTAACAGCGAAAGAAGCCGAACCCGGATCTGGGGTACAGTTTGATCATGCTGCGGAGAAGGATTATCAAATAGAAATTGTCGATAAGATAGAGGGCCGACTCAAGTGTACGCCGAAGCGAGAGAAGGTAGCGATCATAGGCTTTGCTACGTCGAGTAGAGACCTTGCGCCCTTTGATGATCCGTCTTATGAGATATGGACATTAAACCAATTGTATCGGCATGTTCCGAGGGCTACTCGGCATTTCGACATTCATTGCAACTGGGAAGAGGATAACGTCGAAGGCACTGATCATAGAGGATGGATACGAGAGGCACCGATTCCTACCTATATGATAGAGGCTCACGATGATCTCCCGAACGCGGTGCGCTTTCCTATTGAGAAGGTAATCAAAGACGCAGGCATAGATTACTTCACAAGCACCGTCGCCTTTGAAGTTGGATTAGCTCTCTATGAGGGATTCAAGGAGATTTCCTTATACGGTATTGACCTTATCGTAGGCACTGAGTATTCGGTACAGAAAGCCTGTCTAGAATTTTGGTTAGGGATTGCCCATGCGCGAGGCGTGAATGTGCGTATCCCGGAACAGAGCGCATTGTTACATCAGTCTTATCGGTACGGGTATGAACAGGAACCGGATTGGGGACCGCTGCAAATGGTAGAAGTATCAAAGCGCATAGACCATCTAAGTAACGAACGGAATAAGCAAATGGCATTGATTAATGCGTTAGACGGCGCACTTGCCGAAGATGATAGATGGTTTGTTAAGAAGATAAATGGGATAACACCCGAAGAACGCATTAAGACTTTGAACGGCCAGAGAGGGCAGGCGATGGCGTCATTGGCAACGATAGATGGCGCGATCCAAGAAACCACCTATTGGCGGGATCTCTATACGTTACGCGGTCGCGGTGCGGCTGTTAATCCTATGGTCTAACTATGATCTCTGTCTGTACGAGTAGCACCGATGAACAATTAGCGGCGCTCGGGGATCTTATGATGGTTCTTGGCGTCACGGCGTCGTCGTCCGGGATGGACCTTGCACTTACACAGGCGTCCGATTGGACTACGCGATTTGTAGGGTATGACCTTCGGCGGCAGGTATATGAAGAGACCGTGGCGAGTTATGGTTCGCAACGTCTTATGTTAAGTCAAACGCCCATACGATCTGTGCAACGTTTCTTCAATTCGACAAGTACGGCTGATGCGACAGAGTTTGAATCGAGCGAATATCGTGTATCTGATAAGGAAGCGGGTTTCATACAAAGAGATCAAGGATATGAATGGACAGCACAACGGCGATGGGACTTAGGCAGTTATGTTGTTCCGAATAGCGAAACGCGCCCGTGGCTTGTAGTCTACGAAGCGGGTTATCAAATAGGAGAAACAAGTTCAACTAGTGACAAGTGGGCAACAACGAGTACGTCTAATTCCTTGCCACCGACAATAGAACGCGCAGTCCTCTTGCGCGCGGCGGAAATGTATCAAGGATCGGCGGGCGTTAAGCAATTGAAAGTTGGCCCGCTCTCGGTTACATACTCAAGCGAATCAGCAGATGGTAACTCGGACAGCCCATCTGCCTTACTTAGACCATTCATGCGGATTGATTGATATGTTTAACGTGAATATATTTTCTCCGCTAATGAAACAAAGTGTCACGGTGGAACCGTTTCAAAGCTACGATAGCTATGGGTCGCCGAGCTATGGGACGGCTGTAGAATACGAGGGCGCGGTAGTAGGAAAGACGGAGAAGATTATCGGCGCTGATGGGCAAGAGGTTCTTAGTCGTCAGACGGTCTATCTAAAGTCAGACGCCGCGTTACGTCCATCCGATAGGATTACGTTATCAACGGGCGATATAGGTTCAACGGAAAGCTATGCGATTAATCCCGAGATCTTATCTATCGGTCGTTTCCCATTTGGAAGATCGCAAGGATGCACAGTTGTCTACCTTAAATAATTACTATGCCGCTTTATAAGATCTCAGACATGGCAAGCAAGGTTCTCGCGCAGTGTGCGAAGGATTACGGTATGAATAAATCTGAAGCCCTTGCGTGGTTAATACGAGAGACAGCCTCGCCTACCGTGCCGAAGCGCGGCAAGGTAAGTAGAACGGAAAGCATTGAATTGTTCTTAAGTGCCGAAGAAACAAAGATAGTTGAGGCGCTAGCACATACTTATGATTGCACGCCGTCAGCAGTCATAGAAGCGTATCTACAGCGCGCCGCGGGATAAGAACATGCCAGAGGTTCATGTTGAAGATATGTTATCTCGTCGCTTGCGCGCCCTAGCGAAGCAGGCACCGAAGTTTGCCGCGCAAGCACTGAACAAAGAAGCTATCAAGGCTATGAGGGTTTCTGCACAATTGGTTCCGGTTTCACCTAATGGGGGAACATTGCGGCGGAGTAGGAAAGTCCACCATGCTAAGCCGCCAGAGTTGAAAGCGATGCTTACGTATGGGACTGAGTACGCTATCTATGTGCATGAGATTCCGTCGCCGCCTGCCAAGTCTCCGAAAGGCCGAAGCGCAAGGCATCATCCTCCGACGCAGTGGAAATACTTAGAACAGCCGATCCAAGAAGCTGCGGTCGGATTCCGTGGACGTGTGGCGACTGACATTGAACGTCGTATTAAGAAGTGGGCGAGCCGATTAGATAAGGGCTCTAAGAAGTAGACACATGCTGCTTGATGATATTGCGGATCTCTTATCGACGGGTGGCGTTACCACGACCATCTATAAGGGATTTATGCCTGAGAAACCTGACACGGCGATCTTACTTACGGAGACGGGCGGGCAAGGTCCGATTCACGCGATGTCCACAGGACCGGGACAGGCAAAGTTAGAGGTCGCAGGCTTGCAGGTTCTCGGGCGTTCGGCAAGTTATCAAACTGCAAGAACGAACATGCAGTCCGTTATGAATCTTTTAGACGGTTTGAATGAACGAACAATTAACGCCACGCGCTATTCATATGTTGCAGCGCAACAGGTTCCGTTTTCTATTGGCCACGATGGCGCGGCGAGGTCAATGCTCTCGGTCAATTTCCTTGCTTGGAAGGACTTATCCACGGGGTAGTCATGGCGACAGTAATCTATAACGATGCCAAGTTCTTTTTAGGCGGGTACAATCTAAGCGCCGACCACAACGAAATCGGACTAGAGTATTCGTCTGAGATGTTAGATGTTACGACAATGGGCGATGATACGCGCATTAGAAAAGGCGGGCTAGAAAGTGCGACGGTGAATGGTTCTGGCTTCTGGAATAGCGGCACAGGAAACGCGGGCGAGGCGTTGTTTGGTCTATTAGGTAAGAATCAAAAGATTCTGACTTTGTTCCCTGATGGGATTGTTGAAGGAACATCAACGCTAAAAGGCTACGCGATGAAGTCGGTGCTCGCGGAGTATAACATAGGAAATTCTGTAGGGTCGATGCTGACGTTTGATCTTACTGCCGAAAGTGCGGGGACTGATTAGGAGTATAGGAATGGCAATTATTAGATCGGTTCCCCTGAAGGACGCGACGGCTACGGCACTAACATCATGCGGAGTAGGAACAGCCTATGATGTCGGGGCAGTAACGGCAGGCGAAAAGCTCTATGGTGGATTGCATGTTTTATCATCATCCACGGGCGGAATCACCGTTAGAATTCAAGGCTCGTCTTCTAGTGGATTTGGTGCGGGAAAGTTTACGAGTCATATTTCATTCTCTGCACAAACGTCGTTAGGTGGGCAGTGGGCGACTCCGCTAAGCACAGGGTCGGTAACGTCGACGCATCGTCAGTTCTGGCGTGCTGAGTGGGGTATGACAACAAGCGGGGAATCTTATAAGGTTCTCCCGTGGATGGGAATCCAGTAAGTTAGAGAGGGCTATTATGGCAACGCTTGTGTATACGAATGCAAAGGTAGAGATCAACGGGACGGATCTATCTTCGCACGCTTCAGAAGTGACTTTGAATTATGCGTCAGAAATGCAAGACGAGACCGCGATGGGCGATGATACCCGAGTTAGAAAAGGGGGGCTAAAGGATTGGTCTGTCGATGTAACATGGCATCAGGACTTCGCGGCGGGTAAGGTTGATGCTACGCTATTCTCGCTTGTGGGCACGACGGTCTGCGTTGAACTTAGACCACAGAACATTTGTTCAACGGCGATCAATCCTATATTTAGCGGGATCGGTGTAATTGAAAGTTATCACCCGATGAGCGGAACGGTAGGCGCATTACTTGACGCGCCGACGGCTATCCAATCAGCAGGAACACTAGCACGGGCGACCGCTGCGACGTAGCGTGTGAGAGCGACAGGCTATAGCGGGGAATTGAAACACCGCTATCAAATAGCGGCGAGGGTCGGATCGTGGTCTGTGGAACCTGTGACTGGATCATCTGGTCATAGTTTCCATGTTTCTATGAAAGTGTTAGAAGTTATAGATCCGTGGTTTTCATACAAGCCCTTAGATCTTTATCTTACGTTCGGGGCATCGGTCTGGGTGTGGCATGATGTAGATCTTAGCGTGCAAACTAAAAATGCTACACCCGCCGAATCGTTACACGCTGAACTGTTGCACCCACCCACAATCGAACAACGGAGGGAATAACCTATGCCTAGTCCGTGGACAGTCTCACCCGAAGAAACAAAGATCGATCTAACATGGAAAGATGAAGAGATAGATAGAGAGTTTTGGATCAAGGTAAAGAAGCGCCTGAGTATTGGCGAGAGTCGTAGCACGATGAAATCTATCAGCCGTGTAAGAAGTATCTTACCGGGGCAAGGGCAAGAGGCTGAACGGCCAGAGGCGCAATTTGATTGGACAGAGTATTCATTTGCGCGTGCTATGACGTATCTATTAGATTGGTCCTTTGCCGATGATAACGGAAATAAGATCCCATTAAAACGAAGCACAATAGAAAGCTTACATCCTGCGCTGTTCGATGTTATTGATACGGCTATCAATGATCACGATGTTAGTCTAGCAACGAATGAATCAAAAAAAACAAAGAGTTCTGGCAAATCGCCCAAAACGACATAGCGATTATGAAACGTATGAATTGGTCGTGGCCTGAGTATTGCGCGTTACCGATTACTTATTTGCCGCCGTTGATTGATTACATTAAACAGTGCGATAACGAACAGCGCAGACAGGCTCGGGCACGTAGACGGTAGAGGGTTCTTATGGCGACGAATGTAGGACATATCGAGGCGATCTTAGAACTTAAGAATCGTATGTCCGCTCAGTTAGATAAGGCTTCGACCGATGTTAAACGATTCAAAGGCAGCTTAGATAAGCTATCAGAGGTTTCGGTGCAAGTCGGTGCGGCTCTTACCGCAGGTATAACCGTGCCCTTAACAGGGATAGCGGTCCAAGCGGTCAAGACGTTTGCTGCCTTTGAAGGCGAGATGCAATCCGTCCGCGCAGTAGTGGGAGATATTACAGAGAAGGAATTTGCGGCATTAGAAGACAAGGCCCAAGATATGGGCGCGACTACGGTATTCACAGCGGCGCAATCAGCCGAGGCGATGCGGGCGTTTGCGTTGGCGGGCTTTGAATCTAACGAAATCATGTCGGCGCTAGAGTCGACTTTGAATATGGCGATGGCCGCAGAGATAGGTGTAGGAAGGGCGGCGAGTATTTCTGCGGGGATTATTCGTGGGTTCGGATTTGAAGCAAGAGACTCCGGGCGCGCTATGGACGTTCTTACTGCGGCCTTCACAAATGCAAATACGGAAGTCACAGGATTAGGTGATGCGTTTAAGTTTGTTGGTCCCATAGCAAAGAATCTCGGGCTTTCATTTGAAACAACAACAGCCGCATTACAAATAATGGCGAATGCCAATATCAAAGCAGGGATAGCGGGAAGAGCGTTCAGGATGGCATTACTTCGCCTTGTTGCTCCGCCAAAGGAGGCATCTGATGCCCTCGCTCAATTAGGTGTAGCGGCGACAGACGCAGAGGGACGATTGTTACCGTTTGATAAGATCATCCAACAACTAGAACCGCATTTGAAAGAGACTGCCGAGATGTCTGCGATCTTCGGCACTGAGTCACTTACGCCAATGATTGAGGTAGTCCGAGCAGGGGCCGTGTCGTTGCGAGAGATGACCAGGGAATTAGAAGGTGCCGGAGGGACAGCGCAGCGCACAGCGGATACGATGAAAAAGAGTGTGAATAATCAATTCATACTTATGAAAAGTGCAATTGATGGAGTCTTTACGGCTATTGGTCAAGAGTTAGAACCTGTGCTTCGGTCTCTCATGAAGGCAGGAACAGCACTTGCGGGATTAGTTAATACGCAATTGATAGGCGGATTCAAAGCATTGAGCCCCACGTCGAAGATCCTTGTGGGTGCTTTCTTAGCAATGGCAGCGGCAGCGGGCCCGGTATTGCTTGCCGTGAAGGGTATAGGTCTTGCGTTGGCTTTCATTGGACCTGCACTCCTAGCGGTGGGTGCAGCGGTAACGTCACCACTGACAGCGTTTGTCGCACTCGGGGCAATTCTTACAACTATATTGTTACAGAATGAAACCTTTGTCGAATTGCTGAAAGCGCAAACACGTTTCTTATTCGCTCTCGGGCGTGGTGTGGTGTTCCTTGTCGGGCTGTTTGTTGATGCCTTCCTTGTCACGATTAAAGAAGTCGTCGATAGCTTGATAGGATTCTTAGACATTGGCGGTGATGTCACCTCGTGGATTCAAAGTGTAACGGGATGGTTTAATAAGGGCGCTGATGTTCTTATGAATTACTCGGAAAGCACAGAGGACACGAGTGCTGCATTAGAGGATGTTGCGCCCGCCGCTGATGAGGCGACGGATTCAATTACAGACTTAACCGATGGGATAGTGGGAAGCATTCCACCAATAGAAGAAACATTAGAAAACTGGGAAAAGATGGCGCGCGTGTGGAAGGATGGCGCGATCCCGGAAGCGAACGACATGGTGCGGGCTCTCGCCGCGGTTGGCGGAGTGACACGCTTGAGCGAAGAGGAACAACGATCACTCAATTCTACGTTAGATAAGGCTATAGAAAAGTATGCGTTGCTCGGCAAGGCTATTCCTGACGATATCCTTTCCGCATGGGTAGAGACGTTACAGGCTCCTGAGCTTGTAGATCCCTCGGTAGGCATGGGCGTCTTTGATAAGTTAGCAGAGCCGCCGAGCTTGGCTGACATGCCGGGATGGTTTGAATTAGGCGGACAGATATATGAAGAGTTAGATCTTGGATTTGTAACAGCAGTGCCGTCTGGTGGATTGTTTGCGGGCGCGACGTTAGAACCGCCGCCTGACTTCCCAGAACATATGTACACGACGGGAAAACGGATAGGGAATAATCTTACGAAAGGATTTATAGACACACTTGTCGCAGTGCCACAGACAGTCCTTGATGCCTTTACAGGTGGCGGTGGCGTAATGGGCGCTATGCAGGGCATAGGGTCTATGTTCGGCGCTACGATTGGAGAAGGAATCGGTAGCGGTATAGGCAAGCGATTCTCTGAAGGATCAGGATTAAAGAAAGCATTCGGCGAAATGCTTGGTCCTGTCTTAGGTGCGGTCGGGGCGTTAGCGGGCCCGCTTATTGGAAAATTAAAGAAGTTATTCAGTGGGCAAACAACAACAGAACGAATCAAAGAGGCTGTATCTATACACTGGGGCAAAGCGATTAGTGACGGACTAAGAGATAGCATGGCGGCGACTGCCGACGAGATAGGGTCTGACTGGGGCGGTATGATGATGCACCTGTCCGAACTCTTTGAAGAGGCGGGCGGCGTGATGGCGTTCGGCTTAGATGAAGCGATAAGAAAGACAAGGGACTTCTTTTCTGCCGTTGAGCAAGGTGTTCTTACTACCGAGCAAGCCTCTACGTCCTTCGGTGAATCGTTTGCGCTTATCTCGCAGGCGATGATAGATAGTGGTGAAGTCGCTACGAAAGAGTTCAGAGAGCTTATAGAACTATACAAGGAATTCGGATTTGAATCTGCCGAGGTCTTAGAATTCATACATGGTCAGAGCGAACGAGTTTTCAAAGGCTTAGAAGCGATGATCAAACCTGTTGCCGAAGAGGTTGCGGGACTAACGGGAGAATTCAAAGACAATGAGTTTGTAATAAACCATGCCCTGGATAGGAACGGCGAGTCACTAAGGTCATTTGCCGTCGTCGCGGCAGGCGCTTTCGGCGCAGCGATTGAGGCGGGCGTTGGCTTCACAGAAGCGGCACGCATGGCAGAACCAAGTATTAGTGCGTTAGACACGGCATTTTCTGACCTTGGCATAACAAGCGGCAGTGTCGCCTTTGATCATCTGAGTCGGTGGAATGGACTTATCTTACAGAACGAAGATCTTATTACGGGCGTCGAAGCTTTTGATGATGTTCTTATTGGCCTATCACATACCGGTGGACTGACGGGCGAGTCTCTCGCGGCGATGGGTCAGCTAGGCACGGACCAATTCCGTCGACTTATCGAAGCGGGATTTACCGAGCAAGAAGCGTTGCTCTTAATGGGCGACAATGTTTTCGCTCTCGCTAGAGCGTATGAAGAGTTAGGACTTCCAATAGACGAAGATACGCAAAAGCTCTTAGACATGGCGATTGCGAATGGGCAGATTGATCCCGGTGAACAGATAGAGGGATGGGAACTTGTTGCTCAAGCGATAAGAGATCTTGGCACTTTGATAGAGGGATTAGTTACTAAGATACAAACTGTTCCCGACGCTGACGTAGATGTTCGCTATGATGATCCGGGACATACGCCGAATGTTCCTACTCACGTTAACGTGGAGATTGATTATAAGGGTCGACGCACTGGTTCACATCCCACAGGCGTAGGCGGGCAAGAGTGGGAAATGTTCAGGCATGGTGGCGTTGGTGATTTCGGCACAGGAACGCTTGCGATGCTACATGGGCAAGAAGCAGTGATTCCATTAGAAGGCGGAAGCGTGCCAGTTGACATATTAGATAGACAAGAGGGAGACGGAGAAAGTGAAACGATAGCGGAATTACAATCAATACGAGTAGAGTTAGAACAGTTACCGTTACATATTCGCGATGCCCTTCTCACTAGTGAATAGGAGATGCCTACCGTTACACCGACCGTTTCGTTAAACGTCTATTTTTCTGGCATCGGATCGTCTTCGACCGATATCGCTGCTGACGTTATGTTAGGCGTTGCGCCGTTGCGCGGCACGTATGGAATAGGCGGCAGCGGTCCACTTGCACGTATCGCGCAGACTGGGGTTCTTACCTTTGCCTTAAACAACAGCGTGTCTAATAGCGGCGGGGTTCAAGGCTACTATAGTCCCGGGCATGTTGACGCACGCGCAAACTGGGATCTTGGTCTTATCATATCGGTTACGTTTTCGTATAGTGGAACAAACTATATTAAGTTCATCGGCACCCTTTCATCTATCAAACCAGACGCGGGCGCTTATCAACGGCAGGCGGTCTTATGTACGGTCGTTGATTGGATGGATGAAGCCGCGCGCAGCAAGGTCAAAGCAATTGCAGTTCAAACAGGGCAACGCTCTGACCAATTAGTTTCCACGATTGTATCGAATGCCGTAGGACGGCAACCAATAGCAACAAGTTATCAAACAGGCAAAAGCACCTTTGACTACGCATTAGATAATCTGCGCGACAATTCGACAACGGTGATGCGTGCCTTGTCTGATGTTGTGATGTCAGAGATGGGCTATTTGTATGTTAAGGGCACCACAGACGCCGCAGGTGCAAAGGGCGGACAATTAGTTTTTGAAAACAGAGAAACACGTCCGATCAAAGGCGATGCTGATCATACCTTTTCTAATGACATGGTACGGTTTGATGTGCAGCGCAGTCGGGCTGACATTATTAATCGAACTTATGTATCAGTCCATCCAAGAACCTTAGACACTGTAGCGACCACGTTGTGGGAATTAACTTCCACAGAGGTCGTGCCTGTCGTGCCTGCATTAAGCACTACCACGATAGTTGCAGAGTTCACCGAATCGCTTATCAATGGTGTGAATTTCGGCGGGTCTTCTGTTACTACGGCGAGAGGGAAGCAAGTTGCGACGACGAATCTAACAACGCCATCGTCGGGCACGGATTGGATAGCAAATTCCGCAGCAGATGGGTCTGGTTCTAATCTTACGTCTAGCGTAACTGTTAGTATCGCAACGACGGCAGCTAATACCGCGACATTGACATTAGTCAATGCAGGCGCAGCAGATGCGTATCTAACTACGCTGCAATTGCGAGGGATAGCGTTACGCGATGAAACAGTTACGACAAGCACGGCAAGCGATAGCACGTCTATTACAGACTACGGAGAACAAGATATTCGTATAAACATGCCCTATGAAAGCTCACCGTATAATTCGTTAGGCGTTGCGGAATGGGTAACGGGTGTGAATGCCTCGCCGCGATTCCTAGTGCGTTCTATGGAGGTTGTAGGAAACACCTCTGGGGCAATGCTTACACAAGCCCTTGTTAGAGAGCCAGGGGATAAGATAGGCGTTGATGAACTTGTCACGGGGATCTCTAATCGCACGGCATGGTTACTTGGCACGGCGGGATCGTCTGAGTTAGACGAAACGGCGTACCTCGATTTCAATCCTGCTAGTGGCGATTTCTTTATCAATGGCGTGCAGTTTGATCTAAGTCCTGGGAACATCTTACGAGTGAGATGGAATCTTGCGCCTGCACAACAACAGCGGTTCTGGATATTGCAACAAGCAGGCGCGTCTGAATTAGGAACGACGACAGTCTTAGGATGGGCCTAAGAACGAAGAATTTGCTATCATAAGCTAAGTGCTTATTTTGGAGTAAGTTATGGCCTGGACAAGTCCGCGCACATGGGTCTCGGGTGAGTTAGTAACTGCGGCATTGATGAATACTTATATCAAAGACAATCAAGTAGCGCTCGACACGTTTCTCGGCGGTCAGAATCTCACGGATAATGCCGTGCTTATGGGTAACGGCACGTCGCCTATTACGCCTGCGAGTGGCGTGTATGGATACGATTCAACGGCTGCACTGAAGATCGAAGGGGCGGACCCATATCTGTCACTAAAAGAGACGACAAATACCAAAGAGTGGAAGATACAGGTTGTTGACGACAGCAGCGAGTCATTGATTCAGATTCCGACTCCAACTGGTGGCACGACA